AATGATGAGTCACCTATTTATCCTTGGCCACAATATATTGTTGAAACTGACGGTAAAGACGGTCACGAAAAATATGAAATAGCATATCCAGGTGACCCTAAATACGTATCAACAACAAAAGGATATCGATATGATTTATGGCCTGAAATTGAATTTTTAGAAGAATTTATTAGAGGGTTATCAGAAAGGATGACACCGCCTGATTCACCAACCGAAGGAAACAATTCAGCAACAGAACCATTTAGGACTTCATATAATGCAATCGAATTCCCAATTGGAAACGACGTTTATGAAAACAAAGAAGAAATTAAATTTTTCTACGAGATATACGAAAGAATTTTGTTACACGCTAATTACTCACTATTTTCAAGGGTGATGCAGACACCATTAAGTATGGATAAAGTTGTCTTTTCATTTAGTGATAGTGAAGCAATTAATTTAGTTAAAAGTCTATCCAACGACAATCCATTCTTGATTAAAAAATTAAAAGAATATGGTTATAATTCATCAAATTTTGTTCCTTTTTTAAGAGCAATATCAAATGGTGGTGTAGGACTTAGTTGGCAAAACTTTATCCGTGGGATTTTTAATACACCTTACTTAAAAAACAAAACAACAACAAGTGATTTTGAATTTATTTCAAGTGACGTTGTTAATTCAAGTGTTGCCCAACCAATGATAACACCTGATAAGGAAAAGGATATGATACAATATTTGGCGGAAATAAATGATGATTTTAAATTAGTTGATTTATATCCGTATACTGATATTGAATGGTCAAAACATAATTTAGCAGGAGGAAAGTCTATAGGTAATACTATTGATGTTTTTAAGACAAGAGATATTATAACTTATAATCAAAATAAAAAAACAATAACTAATTTTGTTGATACTGATGGAGACTTTGATAAAAAACCATTTACAAGATTTTTAACAAGAAATGTAACACAACCAAATATTTCACTATTACCATTAAATGAATTTTATCTAAATAGATTATTTCCCGGTAATCAGTTTGTGACTGAAGGGAGGTTAAGATATAAAGATTATGTTAATAATGTTCGTTCAAACCAAACAGTGTCAATGTTAAACACACCTTATTTCATTAACGCAATTCAAGAAGGTGTTAAAAAATTTAGAAGTAATGATTTAAATCCATATACTGAAGCGGCTTATTTATTCTTAAATTCATTACCAATCTCGACCTTAAAAGAAAAATATAAATCGTTTGATAATACGGACCCGACTCAAATAACAAAACAATTGGATTATATTGCATCAACGTTGAAAAAATTTGGTGCGATTCATAAATTACCATATGCGTTTATATTGAAATATGGGTCAATATGGCATCGTTATAAAACGTATATTAATACAGGTAATGACATATTAACAAATGTTTGGAAAGATTTTGATTATGTTAAAAATTATGACCCAATAACCTCATCAAAAACTAAAAATTACGTTTTAAATATTAATAATACAAATATTGACATTATATTAGAAAAAAATACACCTGTTGGAACTGATGTATCAACGTTAATTAACGCTGGTTTCTACCCACAATTAATTAATGATTTTAATGTGTTCTTACAAGGTTATGAAATTATTAATACAACCTATACTAGTACGGATATTGATAATGCGTTCACATCAGGTCTAACAATGAATTATATTCCTGATGCGATAATTAATTTAGGAGATGGGTTTGACCCTAATAGTCCGGGTCGTGATTTAAGGTTAATTCCTTGGACATTAAGTGTTAATAGTTTAGATAATTTATCAACATTTATTTTACCATCACAAGGTTCGTTTATTAATCAAACACAACAAGAGTGTTTAAAAAATGGTAAGTTAGTTACTGATATGTTTAATAACCCATCAGTTTATAATGGGTCTGTTAGATTATTTTGGTCAGCACCAAACTATGGATATTATGATAATTCAAGAGTTGTTAAACCATTACCAACACAATATATTAAATATGTGTTTAGTGGTGTTCCAACACAAGAAAATTATTCAATTAATGGTGATAGTAATATGTATGGGGATATTAGTGAATTAATGACTGTTTTCAATTATGACATATTAAATTTATTTGAAGAACAATTCCTTGAATTCTGTAAACCAAAATATGATTACTTACCAAATAAATTAGTGAGTGACCCAACTATTGGTAATTTTCAAACATTAATGACTGAAATGTTGAAAATGCCAAAAGTAACGGGAACATCAAGTACTGACTTACTCCAAAATATACAAAGTGGTCAGTTAAAAAGTTTAAATAATGCGGTTGAATTATTTTTATTGAAAGATGTGTATGTTAGATATGGTAACCCTTCTTCATTTGATAGAAGATTGTTTTATACCTTCTCACAACACGCAATAACAGATAGATATACTTGGAATCCATACACATCGAACTCACCAAATGCGTTACCAACCGTCGGTGGGACAACACTTTTACAATCAAAAACTAATTACCCTAATGAATGGAAAGCGTTACAATTATACGTTGGTTTTTCAGAAATTAATGGGTTAAAATATACAAATAATGGTTCGTATATAACAGACTTCTTTATTGATAATAATATACAGTTTACTGTTGATAATATAAAAACATTTGCACCAATCATTAAGATATATGCAACTCAGAAGTTAAATAATAATAACTACAACAACTTATCATTAATAAGTGATATGGAATCTTATCTATTATCAAACGATTCATTTTTGGATAGGGTCCTTGATAATATGATGACTAAAGTAAGAAAAGATTTACCAACGGTAAATGACTCCCCAATTTCTAAAGTAACGAGTGAGTTACAGGGTGAACAAACTAAAGTTGAGTTATGGGAATCGTTTAAAGCGTTAAACGATAAATGGATTGCCGGTGGTGATTATAAATATAAAACATTATTTGAAGACGTTTTATTAATTGACAGGGCGAGTAGAGATATTGGTGATAAAGTGTTAGTTGATATATATAAGTTAAAAACTTCATTATATGATATAAACACTAAAGCGTCTATGTATTCGTATATTGATGGGTTAATTCGAGAAAACAACTTTGTTATTATGAATTTACCATCATATGTGAATTTCTACAATGTTCAAGATGTTTCTAAAAACCCAACACCAAAACCTGAAGGTTCTTTGGAATTTGCAAATAACTTATTTGGAACGTTTTTAAATGTTGATACGAGACAATCATCACCTAAACTTGTTTGTATTTACGCAAACAAAACTAGTGAACAGTTGGCAGTTGATACGGATTTAACAAAACGTAAAGACGACGCATTTGAAATGGATTGTGGTAGTCCAATTATCGAAGACCAAATAAATAAATCGGATTGGGGAATGTCAAATAAAATTGCGGCATTTAATGTCGACGTTGGTATTCAAAATCAATCAATTTTTTATAGGGTACAAATGGACCAAAATAACTCATTAAGTACTGCGGAATCATTACAAATGCTTACTGAAATTGCAAACCAAGCGGGTAATAGAAAAGGTTCAACTCAAAACGTTTCATTATACAACCTTTATAAACTTAGAAGTTACACTGTTAGTTTTAGTATGTTGGGTAATGCGATGATTCAACCTTCAATGTATTTTAATTTAAGATATGTTCCAATGTTTCACGGACCATATATGATTACAAGTGTGTCACACGTAATTTCACCCGGTAGTTTTGAAACATCAGTAACAGGTGTTAGACAACCGACTGCGAGTTTACCAAAAGTTGATGAATATATTCAAACATTAAGGACTAATTTGTTAAAAACAATTATTGAGAAAAATAAGGAAAATAAGGCTAAGAAAGTTGAGGAAACTAAAAATGCTAATAATAATGTTTTATCCGAAAAAGACAAAGTAGAGTCAAATGTTAATGGTAATAAAACATTGTCTAAAGATTGTACTGCAAAAGCACCGTATAATACTTTTTATCAAGTATCAACACCTATGAAAACTTTACAATCATATAAAGGTGTTAAATCGGCAATCGATAATGTGTTTAGTTCATATGATATTACAGATGATGGTAAATTAAAATATGTAATTTTTGCGTCAATATTTATTGAATCCGACAAAAACTCAGGGTTTGAGTGTTATGAAAATAATTTTGCGGGAATTGATTTGTCATCAAATTGGGGAGAATCAATTAAGAACCAAATAACTCAACAGTTTTTCTGTTTGACATCAGATAAAACGGTATTACCATATGCTCAATTCAGAGACTTAAATTCATTAATTAAATTCTTGGCTTTAAGATGGGAACAAAGAATGGGTGCGGTAACAGTAACCCCTCAATCTATTGCTAAGTTTTGGATTCAAAATTTATCATCAAACAGATTGAATGCTAATGTGTACGATACTTTTGATAAAACAGTATTACAGAATCTTGAAGGTAAAGTCAAAACATCGATTGATACCTTTAATGCGATTTAATTAAAATAATGAGATATTTATAAATAAAAAAGAATTATGAACACAAAATTAATTTTAGATAGTTACTTGGGTAAAAATACCCGACATACTGAAAAAGACGCAGGAAACGGATTTAAAGAAGTTTGCGATTTAGATACTGGTGATTGTTATACAATTAGAATGAAAGATGGTTTAATTGAAAGAGTTGATAATACTATGAACACATCTAAAAAAATTCAAGTTGAAACAAAAACAGGAATTAAACAATTATTAAATGGTTAATAAAATATGAGAGTAGACACTAAAATTTTAGAGGAAATTGCGAGATACAATTCTATTAATAGTTATATAAATGAACAAGAATTACCTCCACCACCGGCTGACCCATTAGCGGACCCTGCGGCGGCGGGAGCATTACCACCACCTCCGGGAGACCCTGCGGCTGCGGCGGAGGGAGCGGCACCTGCATTACCTGGCCCACCACAACCTGTTGATTTAGAGACTGACCCTGATGTGGAAAAAATTGGTGACGAAGAAGAAAATAAAAAAGAAGTTGAAATCACTGATTTAGTTAAATCACAAAAAAATGTTGAAACTAAACAAGAAGAATATTTCGATAATTTATTCAAACAATTAAGTGGTTTAGAAGACAAATTAAGTGAAATGGACGGTATTGTTGATAAACTAAACAGTCTTGAAGCAAAATTTGATAAATACAGAACTAAAACACCTGAAGAAAAATTAGAATTAAGAAGTTTGGATTCAGGACCTTTTAATCAAAAACTAAGTGATTATTTTTTAGATAATCAAGAAAAATTTGAAAAAACAGGTAAAGAGGATTACATTTTAACTAAAGACGATGTTGAAGATTTTTCAGGTAGTGATATCAAAAAATCATTCAGAAATTTTGAAGACGAAGATGATGATTTCATCAATATCAAATAAAAACAATTTATATTAAAAATATAAAAGGTCAGGAATTAATTTCTGACCTTTTTTTTCCAAAGTGATTTGACTAATCAAGACTAATCACTTATCATTATTTAAACGATTAACTTATATTATTTATGGCGACAAATTTATTAGATTCAGTTTTGTCTCAGTATGAGAACAAAAAAAGTGGAACATCAAATGGGACTAAAATGTCTCAAGAAGACAGATTAAAGAGATACTTTGCGGCTATTTTGCCGAAAGGAGAGAAACAAGGACAGAGAAGATTAAGAATTCTACCAACTGAAGACGGTTCTTCACCATTTAAAGAGGCGTGGTTTCACGAAGTATACTTAGATGGTAAAACACAAAAATTTTATGACCCAGGAAAGAATGATAACGAGCGTTCACCATTGAACGAGGTTTATGATGATTTAAGAAGTACGGGTAAAGAAAGTGACAAAAAATTAGCTGAACAATATAGAACAAGACAGTTCTACGTTGTGAAAGTTATCGATAGAGACAACGAACAAGACGGACCTAAGTTTTGGAGATTTAAACACAATTACAAAAATGAAGGTGTTTACGATAAAATCATCCCACTTTTCCGTTCTAAAGGTGACATTACAGATATTGACACAGGTAGAGACATTATTTTAGAATTATCTATGGCGAAAAGTCCTAAAGGTGGTGAGTATACAGTGATTCAAACAGTTATGTATGAAGACCCAGCACCTTTACACGAAGATAAAGAGACTTCAAACTCTTGGGCTAACGACAAAACTACTTGGAAAGATGTTTATTCTAAAAAACCTGTAGAATATCTTGAAGCAATTGCAAGAGGTGAGACACCTAAATGGGATTCTGACCAAGGTAAATATGTGTATGGTGACTCATCAGTATCCACAGATTCTTTTGGCGGTTCAAAAACAAAAACTGAGGTTTATGCTGACCCACAAGTGAATGATGATTCAGATGAAGATTTACCATTCTAAATAAAAAAAAACCTATAAATAGGTAGTGGTTGACATAATCACTACCTTTTTTTATCTTTTGTAAAAACAAACTATATGGCTATTAAGAAAAAAGAAATCACATTAGATTCGATTAAAGGTAAGTTCTCAACTAAAACAAAATATAAACCTGAATCATATTATAATTGTGGTGAAGCGTTTATGGAGGCTTGTGGATTACCGGGACCAATTAAAGGTCACATTAATATGTTCTTAGGTCACTCTAACTCATCAAAAACAACTGCAATGATATTGGCGGCAGTTGATGCTCAGAAACAAGGTGATTTACCTGTTTTTATAATCACTGAAAGAAAATGGAATTGGGAACACGCAGTTGAATTAGGTTTAGATGCTAAACAAAATGAGGAAGGAGAATGGGACGGAATGTTCATCTTCAACGACAGTTTTGATTATATTGAACAAGCAACTGATTTTGTTAATGAAATATTAGACGCTCAAGAAAAAGGAGACATCCCATATAACGTTCAGTTCCTTTGGGATTCTGTAGGTTCAATTCCTTGTAAGATGACGTTTGATGGTAAAGGTGGTAAACAACATAACGCGGCAACATTCGCAGATAAAATCGGTATGGGTATTTCCGCAAGAATATCTAAAACTAAAAAAGAAGATGTCCCATATTATGCAACTATGGTTGTTATTAATCAACCTTGGGTTGAATTACCTGACAATCCATTTGGACAACCTGAGATTAAAGCAAAAGGTGGTGAAGCATTATGGTTAGCATCGGCATTAGTATTCTTGTTTGGTAATCAGAAAAAGGCTGGTATCAACCACATTACTGCGACTAAAAACGGTAGAACTGTTGTATATGCAACGAGAACAAAAATCTCAATATTAAAGAACCACGTTAATGGTTTATCATATAAAGATGGTAAGATATTAGCGGTTCCTCAAGGTTATATCAAAGATGATAAATCGGCAATTGAGAAATACAAAAAAGAATATTCTGATTATTGGAACAAGAAATTAGGTGGTGAAGGTGACTTCAAACTTAGTGAGGTATTTGTCCCACAGACTGAAGAAGAAGAATTCGAAGATTGATTGTAGAACCATTAAATGGTAAAAAATGATTAAAACCTTATTGGTTGATGGTAACAACCTATTGAAAATTGGTTTCCACGGAGTGAAAGATTTTTATCACTCCGGGAAACACATAGGTGGTGTGTGGCACTTTATCAACACATTACGTCGATTTATTGAATCAGAAAATTTTGATAAAGTAGTAGTATTTTGGGATGGTCAAGACAATATATCCCAAAGAAAAATATTATATCCCCAATACAAAGAAAAAAGAAGACGACCTGATGAGGTTGTTGAGAATTCATTTAACGAACAAAAAGAAAGAATTAGACAATACTTGGAGGAGTTGTTTATTCGTCAGGTATTGATTGAAAATGACGAAGCGGATGACTTGATTGCCTACTATTGTCAAATATCACCAGATGAGAGTAAAACCATATTTTCAGGGGATAGAGATTTAACTCAATTAATATCTGAGAATGTAAGAGTTTATTTACCTGATACAAAACAATATTATAATAAAGGTGATAAAATCAAATTAAAAGAAATTGAGATACCTCACTTTAACATTATGACCTATAAAGTTATTGCCGGTGATAAATCGGACAATATTGATGGTATATATTACTTAGGTCCAAAAACTATAGAAAAATTATTCCCTGAGTTACTTGAAAGTGAAATGTCTGTTAACGATATTTTAACAAGAACCGAAGAGTTACACAAAGATGATAAAGACAATAAAATTTTACAAAACATATTGTCGGGTAAATCAAAAGGTGGTATATTTGGTGAGGAATTTTATACTATAAATGAAAAAATAGTAAATTTGTCAAACCCTTTAATTAGTGAAGATGGAAAAAACTTAGTAAAAGAGTATTATTCAGAGACTTTAGACCCGGATGGTCGAGGTCACAGGAACGTAATCAAGATGATGATGGAAGATGGATTCTTCAAGTTCCTACCTAAAGGAGATAATAATTGGGTGAATTTTTTAACACCATTTTTAAAATTAACAAGAAAAGAAAAAAGAAAATTTAAAAAGTAATATTATGAAAGAACAAGATATCACAAAATTAGAGTTTGTAATGAGTATTAACGATAACATTATCGTTCAAAGATTTTTTAACGTTAGAGATTTTAATCCTAATGCGAAAAGTTCTATTGAATTATATAACTTAATTCGTGAGTTTAAAGACGATTTAGTTAGTCAATTACGAGTTAAAACTGCGACATATATGTTAGACAATATGTATGAAATTATGAACAATCCTGACGTGTTAGAGACATCAAATACCGATGGTCCTGAACATATTAAAATTTGTATCAAACAAAATGATGTGACAATTTGTCAGAGAGATTTGAACGCTAAAGTATACCCACCTAAAGTAAGATATACCGTAGACGTTCGCCCACACTTAAAAAATTTATTGATGAATTTAACTGACATTTTTTCATCAGAAAATTTAACATTCGAATATCTTAATGTTAACTTGGCAGTCTAATATTTATTGTAGATAAAATTTAAACAATATGAGTAAAAACAAAAATTTTGACTATCTCGGTAGTAGTTTTCAGTTACAATTAATTAACCAAATTATTCTTGACAAAGAATTCGCAAGGTCAATTATCGACGTAATTTCAGTGAACTATTTTGAGAACAAATACTTCAAATTAATCATTCAGATGATTAAGGAGTATTACTCAAAGTATGAACACACACCTACGTTTGATACTTTAGAACAAATTACAAAATCTGAAATCCAACAAGAGACGGCATCTAAAATTGTTATTGATACTCTCAAAAAAATCAAAGACACAACTGTTGATGGTTCTGACTTTGTTCAAGAAAAAGCACGTAAGTTCTGTAAACAACAAGAACTACAAAAAGCAATGAACAACGCACAAAAAATCATTGATGGTGGTGAATTTGAAAACTACGATAAGGTTGAACAGTTGGTAAGAAACGCTTTACAAGTAGGTGAAAGAGAAGAGGGTGTCATTAACGTATTTTCAAACTTAGATGAAGTCTTAGATGAAGATTACAGACACCCAATCCCAATGGGTATTTCAGGTATTGACCGATTATTAAAAGGGGGTTTGGCAAAAGGTGAAATTGGTGTCGTATTAGCACCAACAGGTGTTGGTAAAACAACATTAATGACTAAAATAACTAATCACGCATTTAACTTAGGTTATAACGTTCTTCAGTTGTTTTTTGAAGATAACCCAAAAATTATCCAAAGAAAACATATGGTATTGTGGACTAAGATACATCCTGATGATTTAACAGAAAAGAAAGATGTTGTAATGGAAAAAGTTAAGGAGATTAAGGAAACTATGTCTAATCAATTAATTTTACAAAAGTTACCATCTGATTCTTTATCAATGTTACAAATCAAAAATATGGTTCGTAAAATGATTGCTGACGGTATTAAAATCGATATGATTTCATTAGACTATATTGACTGTGTATTACCCGATAGAAATTTAGGTGATGAGTGGAAGTCTGAGGGTTCTGTAATGAGAGCGTTTGAAGCAATGTGTCACGAATTAAATTTAGTTGGTTGGACCGCAACTCAAGGTAATAGAAGTTCAATCTCATCTGAGGTTGTAACAACAGACCAAATGGGGGGTTCTATTAAGAAGGCTCAGGTTGGTCACGTAATTATTTCAGTTGCTAAGACATTACAACAAAAAGAAATGAAATTAGCAACGATTGCGATTACAAAATCTCGTATCGGTGATGATGGTATTGTGTTTGAAAATTGTAAATTTGACAACGGAATGATTGAAATTGACACTGACACTTCAGTTACCTTTTTAGGACACGAGGAACAACAAGAACAAAGAAATCGTGATAGAATCAAAGAATTGATGGACAAACGTAAAGAACGTGAAGAACAAAAAAAGAAAAACAATAACTCAGATAACCAATAAAAAATTATGGAAAATATTTTAGTACCAAACCCTGACAGATTCGTTGTATTCCCAATACAATACCACGATATTTGGAAATTTTACACAGACCACAAAGCCGCGTTTTGGACGGCAGAAGAATTTGATTTAAGTGATGATATTAGAGACTGGGAAAACTTGTCTGACAATGAAAAATATTTCATTAAAAATATATTAGCATTTTTCGCAGCATCTGACGGAATAGTTAATGAAAATATCGCTGAGAACTTCGCAAGAGAGGTTCAATTCCCTGAAGCGAAATTTTTCTATGGATTCCAAGTGGCTATGGAAAATGAACATTCATTAACTTATTCTTTATTGATAGATACTTATATCACAGACTCTAAAGAAAAAGATGATTGTTTTCACGCAATCGACAGACTACCGGCAGTTCAAAAGAAGGCTAAATGGGCTTTAGATTGGATTGAGAATTCATCTTTTCAAGAACGATTGATAGCATTTGTTGCGGTGGAAGGAATCTTTTTCTCAGGTTCATTCTGTTCAATATTTTGGTTAAAATCAAGAGGTATAATGCAAGGTTTATGTGATGCTAACGCATTGATATTCAAAGATGAAAATCTTCACTGTGACTTCGCAATTCACCTATTGAATAACCATATTACAGAAAAACCAAGTGAGAAAAGAATTAAAGAAATCTTACTTTCAGCGTTAGAAATTGAGAAAGAATTTATAACAGAATCATTACCGGTGTCATTAATCGGTATGAATCAAAATTTGATGAAACAATATTTGGAATTTGTTGTTGACGGATTGTTGTATAAATTAGGTTGTAGTAAAGAATTTAATGTTGAACAACCATTTAAATTTATGGAACAAATTGCGGTTGAGACTAAAGGTAATTTCTTTGAAAATAGAACCCTTGAATACCAAAAAGCAAAGTTGAATGAATCAATTACGTTTACTGACGAGTTTTAATAAATTATTTTAAATAATATGATGTCATTAAAAATTAAGAAAAGAAGTGGGGATAAAGTATCTTTTAACCCACAAAAAATTTACAACCGAGTTAAAAGAGCGTCAAAAGGACTTAACGTTAACTCTGATGAGATTTTTATTAAAGTTATAACTTCAGTTCCAACTGAAGGTTATATTACAACAAAAGAGTTAGATAAATTAGTGTATGAGATTGCGTCCTCATACACAGGTAGTCATCACGACTACTCAAGATTGGCGTCGTCTGTTGCGATTTCATCGTATCATAAAGATACTGTTGATAGTTTTAGTGAAACTATGCACACATTACACAGTGAAGGTGTTGTTCACGATAATTTAATGAGTATTATCGAGAAATACGGACCAAGTAACATAGATTCGTTAATTAATCACGAAAATGATTATAACTTTGACTATTTTGCGTGGAAAGCATTACAAGAAATGTATTTGTTGAAATTACCTAATGGTAAAGTTATTGAGAGACCACAACATATGTATATGAGAATTGCGTTGTGGGTGACAGATTCATTTGAAGAGGCGGTTGAATATTACAAATCATTGTCAGAACAACGTATCTCTAAAGCAACACCGATTATGATTAACTCAGGAACATTAATTCCTCAGTTAGCATCTTGTGTGTTACATTATAACAACTCTGATTCAAGACAAGGTTTATTAGGGACATTAAATGATATCTCAACATACTCATCTGACGCTGCTGGTATCGGTTTATGTATGTCAAACCAAAGAAGTAAAGAAAGTCGTATTACAACATCAGGAGGGTTTGCCGGTGGATTGTTAAAATACCTTAAAATTGTTAACGAATCATTAAGATTCTTTAACCAACAAGGTAGAAGACCTGGTAGTGCGGCGATTTATATTGAACCTTGGCATAAA